GTTTTCCAAGAGCTGTAGCATCATCTATGGAGTCTAGAACAGTATCTTTAAGTGGATCCTAAAGCATGCTTTTCCGATTTAGAAAGTTACAATTTCAGTACCCCTCTTAAACCAATTATGGATGTTAATAGTTTACTCTTTAGAGTTTGATTTAGACAGTTAATGCTTTCAAAAACATTTTGAAAAATTTTTTAAAAAATTCCAGGCAAAAAAAAACCCGCTATTTTTAGCGGGTGATTTATTTTAAATTCCTAATTGCATCAATACCAACTTATCTTTTATTCTTTCTGGAATATCAGAAGGAAATATATCTTGTAAGTATGGAGCAAAATGTTTTTGCCAAAATTTCTTAGTTTTTCTTTTGTTAGAAAAATGTATGTTAAAAAATTGAGTAGGTGTTCCGCCTCTAATCATCATTCGATCAGAGTATAAAACATACATCAATTGAATCATTTGAAATCTAGATAGAGTTTTGTATTCTCTAGTATCAAGATGACAAATAGATACTGTTTCGTTTTTTGGTTCAATCATTTTTTTAATGGGTGGTTAATTGTTTCTAGTTGTAGTTTTAAGATTTTAATTTCTTTTTTTTGTTTTTCGATTAAGTCTTTACTATCAGCAAGTGAATCATTTAAAAAAACACATCTATCTCTTAAGCTATGAATTTTTGCCCATAGCTCAGAAATTTCTTTATGTAAATAATAATCTGGATTAGTCATACCCATGTTTAAAACTCCTTAAGTAATTGTTCAATCTGATTTGTTCTAGCATCAAGCCGACTATATAAAGTTGATACTATAGTGATTGATTGCCAACTTAGTAATAAGAAAGCAACTAATAATAATTTAGTCCTCATAATTTTTTGAAAGGTAAAAAGGAAGGAATAAAACGTAGTTATAAAACTACGTTTATTGTTTTGATAAACTTGCAAGGTTTTTTGCCAAGTTTACCTGACTTTAAGATAGGCATAATTTCGCCTACTTTCTCACAGTTCCAGCCATGAGCTTTTGAAACATCAAAAAGATTTACAGGACATATATATTCCTTTGGAAATTTAACTAAATGTTTCCAAGATCTTTTTGTATTCTTAGCAGCTCTTGAAGCGATAACCTCAAGAGTAACTTTGTCTGTTAATTCAGCAGTAGCCCATGAACTACCACCAGAAATAAAACAGATACCCAAAACAGTTTTTGGTTTAGTCATAAGGAGGAAAGGTTAAATTTTCTAGTTTCTTTTTTTGTATTTCCTTTTGTGTTTACCTGATAACCAATTTTTAAAAATGTGTTACCTGATAACTATTTTTGGAAATACTCAAGCCCAAAAATTGGATGTAGTACACGCCCATTATTTAAGCTAATATCACATTACTATAACTCTAATATCAAGTCAATATATATTAAGCATATTACAAAGTCCACTGAGGATCGATTTTAAGAGGCGATATTTTCTAAGGTACTATCACAAGCAACTTATATTAGAGTGCTATCAGAGAGGCATACACAGGCCATAGAGCATATTTTAAAGCATAGGGGGAGGGTTCCAAAAATTTTTTTTATATCCACATCCCCTCGGAACTTAAATATATTCTCTAAATCTTCGTTACTTTGACTCAACTTTAATTGAAAGTTCTGGAGCTTGGATGTTAACAGTTTCTACGGATTCACCTATTACTTTCCCTAGGGAGTCTAGGATCTGTGCTGCGGTTTGTAATTGACCTTTTGATATAGCTTTGTTGAATAAGCGTACTCTCATTGCTTGAAGGCGAGGGAGCATATTTTCTCTATCTTTATCCCAATCTTCAGTATTCCAATGTTTTACTCTACCCCAATCTTCCCAAGCTGTAGTTATTGATATTTGTTCAATTTTTGAATGTTCGATTACGAGTTGACGAGTTGTTTTACCGTCTAATTGGCGTGAGTATAGACGTTGAGCACGTTCTTGAACTTTTTCTGCTGTTGATCTAGCAACGAATCTAGGTCTACGAGTTTTATTCGCTTGAGCTACTGGAGGAGTTATATCGTTGGGAAAGGTAGAAGAAGCCACGGACTTACTTGCAAGGTGTATTTAATGAAATAATAACCTAAAAAAGCTGAAATAGGCTATAAATAGGGGGTAATAGTTGAATTTTCTGTTATTTTTGAGTGTATGGCGGTAAAAAACAAACCAGAAATCAGTTTAAGATATGCACAGGGGGAGGTATTTAATTGTGATAAAAGATTTCGGGTGTTGGTTGCAGGAAGAAGGTTTGGTAAATCATACCTTTCCTGTATTGAACTGCTCAGAGGAGCCATTAATAGACCTGGGGAGACTTATTTTTATTGTGCTCCTACTTATCGGATGGCAAAGGATATTGCATGGAAAGAATTAAAGAGATTAGTGCCGAAGGTGTGGGTTCAGAGTAAGAATGAAACAGATTTAAGGTTGGAGTTAATAAATGGATCAACTATTGAATTAAAGGGTACAGAGAATGCGATGGCATTGAGGGGAAGAAGCCTAGCAGGGGTTGTATTGGATGAAGCAGCGTTTATGGATCGAGATGTATGGGCAGAGGTAATTAGACCTGCTCTAGCCGATAAACAAGGGTGGGCATTGTTTATTAGCACACCTGATGGAACTGCAAGTTGGTTTTATGATATGTGGTGTTTTTGTGGTGAACAAGAGTGGGATGATTGGAAAAGATGGAGTTTTACTACGATACAGGGGGGTAATGTTGCACCAGAAGAAGTTGAAGCTGCCAGGTCACAATTAGATGCGAGAACATTTAGACAGGAGTTTGAGGCTAGTTTTGAGAATTTAACTGGTTTGGTCGCTGTTAGCTTTAGTGATGACAATATTGATAAAGAAGTGCAAGACCTACATATGCTGCCATTGTTGTTGGGTTTAGATTTTAACGTTGACCCTATGGCAGGAATCTGTGCATATAAACATGACAACAATTTATATGTCTTTGATGAGATCATGCTAACAGGAGGTGCTACCACATGGGATTTTACTGAAGAGGTTGTAAGAAGATACGGAGTGGATAGAAGAATTATTGCCTGTCCTGATCCTACTGGTAGTGCAAGAAAAACCAGTGGGGTAGGTGTTACAGATCATACGATCTTAAGAAGATCTGGTTTTACTGTTTTAAGTCCAAAAAGTCCGTGGAAGATAAGAGATAAGATTACTGCTGTTAATACTGCTTTGTTAGATGCAAATGGAGATCAGAGAACTTTTATTCATCCAAGATGTAAAGAATTGATAAAAGCACTTAGAACCCTTACATATGCACCAAATACTGGATTACCTAATAAAAATCTAGGAGTTGACCATGCTTTTGACGCATTTGGGTATCTTTGTCTACAACAATTTAACCTTGCAAAACCAGAGACACTCGGTCAAACTGCGTTTAGAATATATTAAGATACCTAATTCTTACTATGCCTTATCACACTGGGATGAAGAAAAAAAAGAAAAAGAAGAAAGGAGGTAAAAAACGTGGCGAATGTTCCTGTAAATAAAGCATTATACTCTAGAGTAAAAGCGGAAGCTAAACGCAAATTTGCTGTTTATCCTTCTGCTTACGCTAACGCATGGCTTGTACGAGAGTACAAGAAGCGTGGTGGCACTTATCGTACGGGAACTAAGAAACGTGGCAAGAAGTAGTGGCGGTCTAACCCGTTGGTTCAAAGAAAATTGGGTTGATGTAAAAACTGGTAAACCTTGTGGCCGTAAAAAAGGCGAAAATAGAGGCTAC